ATCATATGGTGGATCTAAGAAAACAAACACATTATCTCCATCGGCATTCATTAACTCAGAGTAATCAATATTTGTAATCTTCCAATTTTTTGTTAGTTTTGAGTATTCTTTCAGTTTTTCAATTCCAACAAATGAAAAATTAGAACGAGCAGCAGTTGGTGAAAATGTACTGTTTTCAGTCAAACCAGAAAAACTACATTTATTAAGAATGAAGAAACTTACTGCTCTTTCTAATCCATCTTGATTATTAATGTCTATTCTAGTTTGGTTAAACAATTCTTTGTGCGACTCATCCTTTGCATTTTGAGTTCCAAAGTCAGATGCATTAGTTTTGATTTCTTTTAATCTCTCAGATAGATTTTCTCCATTATCACGAAGTTGAATCCAAAAATTATAAAGTGGAACATACAAATCATTAATCCAAATAGGAACATCTGGATATGCCTGAGTTGTATAAAAAGCAACAGAACCACCACCAATAAATGGTTCACGATACTCCTTAAAGTTTTCTGGATACCAAGGAGCAAGAGTTTTTGTTGCTTTAGATTTACCTCCAGGATAACGAAGACAAGTTTTTAAGGGAAAAGTTTTTACTTTCATTTCCACTCACACTCGCACATAATTTCAGTTAGCGCGGCAAGAAGATTAATCTCTTGGTCTGCTACAAAAGCAATCTGATACTGATACTTTGCGATAACTAAAACAGCAGCAGGAATAGATGCAGGAACAAGAGTATCATAAAGTGAATCATAAACTCTACGAAGAATCATAGAGGCATCATTATCGAGATTAGAAACAACCCATTTGCGAACCTCTGTAAAGTTCTTCTCTTTTAGATACTTGATAAGGTCATTTACAGAAACATCAGAGAAGGATGCAAGAACACCTGCATCAATCTTCCCACTTGTTGAGTATCGTTGACACTCATTTAAGACTCGTCTGAAGTCTGGGAAGTGTTTGGTAATAAGTTCTGCAACGACTTTTTGATCATACTCAATGTTCTCCGCATCCAAGATGGTTTGTAAACGCTTGAAGAAGGATCCTGCCAACTGTATCTTTTGTTTCCCTTTGATTGTGAAGTCAACCACCGCACACCTGGAATGGAGGGGTTCAATGATTTTATTTTTGTAGTTGCAGGTGAAGATGAATCGGCAGTTACTATAAAATGCCTCAATATTCGCCCGTAGTAAGAGTTGTACGTCGTTGCCTGTGTTATCAGCTTCATCGATGATGATGACTTTGTGTCTGTCAGTTCCTTGAAGTGAAACGGTCGAAGCAAAGTTCTTTGCCTGGTTTCGTACTGTGTCCAGGAATCTTCCCTCATCAGATCCATTAATGACATAATAATCTGCTCCTAATTCTTTACATAGTGCTTTTGCGATTGTAGTTTTGCCAATCCCAGGTGGACCTGCAAGAAGAAGATTGGGAATTTCTCCTTTCTCCACAAACTCTTTAAACGTTTTTTTAGTATCATCGGGAAGAATACAATCCTCAATTACTTGCGGTCTGTATTTTTCCACCCAAAGAAAATCACTTGCCATAATCAAATCCAATTCGGTTTACGATTGGGCACACGAAGGTAGTTATCCTTCACCCAAGGTTTGGAAGCAATGTACCTTTTATAAGCTGTAAAGGTATCAATGCTATCATTATATTTCCATTCGTCGGGCATAGCACGAGCAAATGGAGTTACATTCGTCAACTTACCTTTGGGAAACAAATAGTAAGCATCTACAAGTGTCTTGTAGCATGAATGAGTTTTATTATACCTCAGGGTATACTCATCACACAAGTTCATTCCCCACTTGATTAACCAATAGGCATTATCAATTGTCTTTGCTGCCCATTGAGTGCAAGGGTGATTACGGAAGGCACCCTTCTCTGTCTTGTAGGGAGTTCCATCGGTCTTGGGGAGAGTTCCATAGTTATACCCCCACTTCTCTGATGCCACGATAGAGAGCATTTGACAGCACTCTAGAGGCATCTTGACTACATGTTTATCTGGAAGGCAGATAGCACTCTCTGCGGGGAACTCGGAAGTTACAAAGATGTTCATCCAAAAGTAGAATCAGGTTCCAGAGCAATGTAGTAAGTTACAGCAAATCCTGTGTTATTAAACCGAGAAAGAAGTTTCTGTGAGATAACTACTTCATATGAACCAGGAATGATTTTAATGTTCTCAACCTTAAAGTTAAAGGTAAACACATCAGTAGTCTCACCTACTACAATAGAGAAGTCATTAGAGGTGTCATTCTTTTTATCACGAACCACCAATTTCACTACACCTGCTTCACCAATCGCAGACAGATCAGGTAGTTGATATACAGCAGCAGCTTTCAGAAGTTTATCCAGTTCTTTAGTATCAAGAACAAAGCAAANATCTTCAGAAGGAAGTGAGATGGATTTATCGGGAGGTATTACGATAACACTTGGATCAGCAAAGAAGTATTTGGAACGTGACCTGCCTTCTTTGATCATAACATAACTTTCATTTACAAAATCAAGTTCTGCATTCTGATGTAGATTGAGTCCATTCAAGAACTGGTTTAGATCATAGATAGCAAAGTCCTTGGGAAGTTCTTCTTCGATTGTTGCTTCTGCAAGAATGTTTTTCATCACAGAAATAGTACGAAGTGAACTGCCTTCTTTAAACAAAATCGATTGATTAATAGAAGAGAAGTTCTTGAGAAGAGTCAGAGTTTTGTCAGAGAGTTTCATAATTTGGGGTTTCAGTTTCATTGTCATTGAGAATAAACTTCACGTTTTGCGTTCTTATCGTTGAAGTTCATTAGAAGCACAGCATAGTGCAGAATCTTCATAATGTCACGACGAGAAGTACCTTTCTTATCATACCGTGAGGCATATTTGAGAATGTTGCTGCGGCAGAATGCTTCACCATCACCACAAGCTTCGATCAAATCCAGAGTTTGGATTTTGTCATCACCAGCAGAATAGTGTTGATTATATGTTCCACGAACATATTCTAGCAATTCTTTTACAATTTTATCCTCGTTATACTTCCAGGGGATTGCTGGAGAATTATTAGTTAGGTTAGGAGTAGTATCCATGTTAACAATATATGATGAATAAGGATATCCAATAAAACTGATGTGGTCGTCCCCCATTCCACCGGGAAGATGAGTGCCTCCAAATCCAGAGTGCGCCGCACAGGGATATTCATCAAAGTTAATATAATCCGTCCCTGTACTTCCGGAGATACTAGTATTCCCGAAAGTAATTACGTCTGGGGAAAGGTTACAAGGATTTCCGGTCATACTAATACCATCTTCTTCCCAAAAATCTTGATTGGGAATTGAACTTTTATAATTGGTTTCAAAGTTTTCAGTCATTTTTAATTCATTGTATAGGGACCATGCATTAGTCATTATATCAAGAAACCTCCACTTCGTCAACAGGCATCACAAAATCTACATCAATTTTGTCATAGAGTTCCAGGAAGGATTGTTTGGTTTCATCATCAAAACGATTAACACATACTTGGATTGCCTTTGCTTTATCACCAAAGATAGCATAAGCGCGAACAATGTGAACCAATCGACGAGTGCTGATGATTTCCTCAATACCACCATCATAGAAGGTTTTACGAATTACATCTGCCCAATCAACTAAACGTTTGCAGAAATCCTTATCTTGAACACCCAGATCCAGAGCAACACCTTCCAGAATTTTTTGCTCAACCGTAGGAACAGGATACGATTGCTCAAATGTCACAGGGAATCGTTCTAAGAATGCTTCATTAAGAACATTAGTTCCAATAAACCTCCCATCCTCACTACCTTTACCTTTTGTATTAGCAGTTGCAAATATATTAAATCCAGAAGTAGGTCTTACAAACTTNCCAATCTTCTTTAAAAATACACCTTTACCTTCCAGAACAGATTGAAGGCAAAGTATTTTATTGGATGCTAAATCAACCTCATCAAGAAGTAGGATTGCTCCACGTTCGAGTGCTTCGATGACGGGTCCGTTGTGCCATACTGTCTCTCCATTAACAAGGCGAAAACCCCCAATAAGATCATCCTCATCAGTTTCAACGGTAATATTAACACGAATTAATTCCCTCTTAAGTTGAGAACAAGCTTGCTCCACACTAATCGTTTTACCATTACCTGAAAGACCCGTGATAAACGCAGGATAAAATATGCGGGACTGAATAATTTTTTTAATATCATTGAAGTTACCAAACTTGACGAAAGTATCATCTTTATCAGGAATAAGAGTTTGTTCCACGGCAGAGAGAGCAGCAGGAGACTGAAAAGTACGTTCGATTTCTTCCACCTTTTGTTGAGTAACTTCAAGATTCCATTTTCCACGACCGACTTTAAAGTTTTCAAGACGTTTTGTGGCAGTTTGGTATGAAATGTTTTTAGAGGCACAATAACCACGAACATCAGCAGCAACAAATTCTTTGCCAAAGGTGTTTTTAAGATCAGTTAGGATTTGATTGTCGGTCATTTTGGTGCGGATCATAACGTGAGTAATTTGTTTCAACTGTAGTCATTATAGAACAAAAAGGAGTG